TTATTTACTGATCTTGTTTATTATTTATTAACTGATACGACGGCTGGAGCTGGAACGATACTCGGTTCAACTGATGATCTAATTAATACAGGCGACTTAAAAGATACATCAAAGTTCCTTAGACAAAACTCTTTATTCTTTAATGGCGCTATAGATCAGCCAGTTAATATTCGCCAATGGATCGCAGAGAACGCGCCTAATTTCCTTTGTAGTTTTGTTTTATCTGACGGTCAATTATCTTTAAAGCCTGCGCTACCTGTAACACCCGGCGGGGATATATCGACAGGGGCGGTTACTGTTAAACAACTATTTACTAGCGGCAATATTATTGAGGATTCATTTGAATTAAATTATCTGGGAGCCGAGGAAAGAGAGTTATTTAAAGGAGTAATTAGATATAGAGAAACTAAAAAAAATCAATTACCGAAAGAAGTTGTTACTACGGTTAAATATAAAACTAGCCCTGAAACTGAAAGCGTTGAATCCTTCGACCTTACCAAGTACGTCACGCAAACAAATCACGCCCGTTTAGTTGGTAAATATTTCCTTGCCTTGCGTAAACATGTAACGCATACAATCGCCTTTAAAACAGCGGCGTTTGGTTTGGATTTGGCCGCCGGCGATTACATAAAAGTAAAAACAGAGGCTAGCCCATACAGTGCGGCAAATAATGGCGCAGTATCAACAACAGGTGAAATAACAAGCGCTCAAACATTAATTGATGGTTTCTATAATGTCCTTTATTTTTCCCCTGCCTCTGACGACGTAGTAAGCGGATCAATGCAAGTAACTAATATGACAACAAGCGATGCAACTTTCTTTAATACGATATTTACGATTGAATCAACGGTTATCAGCCAAAATATTTATTTAGTTGAACAGCTAACACTTGATCAAGACAATACGGTGTCTATCGTTGCAAGTGAATTTCCTTGTGATGATAATTCTGTTAGTAAAATGGCTTTAGATATAACTGACGATTCTAAGTTCACTTTTGATTCTTAAATGGCTTTTCCTACCCTTTCCCCTAATCGTCGTCAATTCGACCCCGGTTCATATCCTGTTAAAACCTTTACTAATCAAAGTGGGGCAGAACGCCGAATCCTATACGGCAATAAAAGAACAGGGATGAAACTACAACTTAGATACGAAAACATAACGGATACAGAGGCAGAGGAATTTAATACCCACTTTGATGATCGCTTTGGTAGCTACTCAACCTTTGATATACCGAGTCAAGTAAAATCAGGATGGGATGGCGCAACAGGAACGATTGACGCACCCGCGCCGAATAAATGGAGATATGCAACAGCCCCCTCTATTGTTCAAATTAAGAAAGGAATTAGTTCTGTTACTGTTGATTTAATCGGTGTCCTATAGACTGCTATGTAAACGTAGTAAAAGGTAATGGCAAAACCATATACAGGACGTGACGCGAAATTCTTATTAGGAACTGATGAGGTTGGTAAGACAACTTCTTTTTCACTCAATGCAAGCGCGGGGTTATTGGAAACGACCTCATTAGGGGATTCTGTAAGGACGTTCACGCCCGGACTTCAAACGTTTACGGGTAGCGCTGAAATTATTTACTACAAGCAAGACGACGGAACAAACGACGGGTCAGAATTTCTTAGGATGCTTGTTAAAACTGGGAGCGCAGGGTTATCAGATAGCGATAGCAAAACCCTAACTCTTAGGTTTACTGATGGGGCTAGTAATAGTGATGTAACAATGACGGCGTTTATAACAGGTGCAAATATTTCAGCATCACCGGGAGAAATAGCAAAAGCGCAGATAAGTTTTCAAGCAACAGGCGCACTAACTACAGCGACAATCTGATGAGTATTTATCTAGGCGGTTTTGGTAAAGTCATGCTTCAGCGCAAAACGGCGCAGGGTGATTTATTCGCAACTATCAATGTTGATGATGTTAATACGTCAAAGAAGCGCTTTAGTTTTGATGAGGCTGACGAATTAATAACAGGGGATCAAATTGAAATTTCTACAACAAACGGAACAGATCTTTTATTTATTGCGGCGGCTTCATGGGCGGGTAATGCAAGAGAATCAAGCTTTACGGCTTTTGTGCATAAGGATGATTTAGGAGGTTTAAGGCTTTACTCAACATTCGCCAACGCAGTTAATGGGGGAAGTTCAAACGCTTTAACGTTGACCGCAATTAGTTCAGCTATACCCGTTAAGGTTTCTGTTCAAAATGCAATATATAGAATGTTGGGTCAGGTCAGTTCCTATGAATTAAATACAGATGTTGAGTCGGTTGATATTACGGCTTTATCTGATTATCACAGGGAACGTTATAGCTCTTTGATCTCTGGTAATGGGCGTATTACTTGCGCGTGGGACTATGAAGATTCTGAAGGCTCAGGCACTTATGACCCCCCACATTATTTATTGGAATTGGTCACTAGAACAAAAGTTGGTTCAGAATTTGGAGCGCAATTGTATATGAAAACAAGCGGATATAACCCTAGTGGTATAAGTTCAAATTTAGATGATGAAATATGGTACGAAATTAATGGGGTGATTACGCAAAGCGCCGTAAGCTTCAATGTGGGTCAACCCGTAGACATGACTATAAACTTTGTCACTACTGGAGGAGTCGACCTTAAGATTAACAGCGACGCAGCTAATAAGATCCTTCAAGAAGATAGCGACGACATTCTATTAGAACAGGATACAACGGCTAAACTATTACAAGAAACAGATTAACGGCGTAAGATGGCTGATTTAAAAATCTCGCAACTGCCCGCGTTAGGAGATAATCTTGCGACGGCGGATAAAATTGCGGTAGTAGATGGTTCGGCCTCTGAAACGAAAAGCCTGACAATTGCAAACTTATTCAGTGCTAATAGTTTTGGTTTATTAGGTAGTAACGCGATACCGATAGCAAAGATTTCTGTAACTGCGGGGTCAATAGCCGGAACAGCTATCGCAGATTTAGGAATTTCAACGGCAAAGGTCGCCAATGATGCCATTACGGCAGCGAAGTTAGATAATAATTCAAGCGCTCAAATAGTTACATCTTTACCCGGATCAGGTGGCTTTACAGGTCAAATTGCAGCCAATAGTAATGACGGATATGCGGCGAGTATTTGGGACGGTAGCGCGTGGCAATCAATAAAAGCAGCGGCCTCTATAAATTCAATTACAGGTGATACGACTTCTATTGTTAATATTGCTGTTGCAACCTCTGGAAGTACAAGGGCATTAAGCGCATCAATAGATGATTCAAGTGCGGCGGCTCAATTCATGGCTGGCCCATCAGGTGCGGCGGGTGCGGTTTCACTTAGGGCAATTACAGGCGCGGATTTACCAACGGCGACAAGTTCGGCATTAGGAGCGATCAAGGTTAATGGCGAAGGCTTAAGGATGGATACGGGCGTTATTGAAATAGATAATGATGTATCAGCTAGTAGCGCTTATAACCTCGTTGCTGTTACGGCGAAAGGTTTAGTTAGTGCGTATCGAACAATTACGGCGGCTGATTTACCTGATGGAAGTACAAGCGCAAAAGGGGCGCTGCAAGTAGGAACAGGCCTCGCGGTTAGTAGTGGAGTAATTAGCGTAGATAACACGGCAACGGCTGGAACTTATACGAAAGTCACAATTACGGCCTCTGGTTTAGTAAGTAGTGGAACTACTTTGACAGACGCAGATTTACCGAATCACAGCGCTGCATTATTAACAAGTGGAACATTAGCAACTGCGCGTTTAGGTACGAAATCTGTAACGGCTGCAAAACTTGGTGATGCAAGTACGGTGGTCTTTCAATCCATTGCACAGACCGGGACTTACCCTTCTCCAGCCTTCCAAGGTCAGCTCCTTTTTGACACGACCACGGAAGATTGCTTCGTGCATGATGGTACGGCTTGGCAGCCAATAACAACACTTAGTAAAGGTGCGCTGATTAATGGGGGAACATATAACGCAAGTACTTCAAAAGTTGCAAGCGTAACAAGTGCAGGGGCAGCGGCGGGTTTAGTCGTTGGTTCAAATTTACCAACAGCCAGCGCAAACACCGATGCTTTATATGTCGTCGTATCGGTTCAAGGTACACCCTCTGGCATCTCAGGAATTACAGGTCAATTAAGCCCTCCTGATTACATTCTTGGTGTTACTAATACCTCTGGTAGTTCATGGGTAGAAATTGATTTATCGCAGACGGTAGCCTCCCAAGTTGCTTCTAATATTGCTTTCACCCCTTACGGAGGCCTTAGCTCAACAAATTTGCAAGACGTATTGCAAGAGGTCGAGACAGAAAAACTAAGTAAAACAGGTGGAACCGTCAGCGGCGAAATATTAATTAGCAATACTGGAAGCTTGGTCTACGAAGGCGCGACGCAAGATTCATTTGAAACCACAATTGGGGTAGTTGATCCGACTACAGCAGATAAAACAATTAATTTCCCTGATCAAAGTGGAACCGTTTTAGTTTCAGGGGGTGCGTCGATTGTTAATGCTGATGTTGCTACAAACGCGGCTCTCGCATATAGCAAATTAGCGGCTCTTGCTAGTGGTTCAATCCTTGTTGGTAATGGAAGCAATGTCGCCACGGTTCAAGCTCTTAGTGGTGATGCAACGTTATCTAATGCAGGCGTATTAACAATTGCGGCCTCTGCAATAACAAACGCAAAAATCAGTAGTAGCGCAGCAATTGGACTTAGCAAACTTGCTACAGGGGCATTACCTACAGCTATCACGGTTACTAATGGAAAC